ATTTATGAGTTTTGCGGCTATAGAATTAGTAGTGTAGAGATTTACATTATCGTCACTAATTGATGGAGTTGCAGATGCCCCGGCATTGAAAAATGCAACTGAGTCTTTTGTTAAATCATAGTATTTTGCCCCATAATACTTTGACCCCACTTCTGTATCTATTTCGTGAGTACTGGATGTTTCAGCTCCAATAATAAGTTTTACTCTATTGAATATTTTTGTATTTATCAACTCTAATTCTATATATATTCTGCTAAGATCCATATATATTTTTTGATAAAAAAGATTTTCTTGACTACTTTTTCTTGCAGTTCTGTAAAAGGAGCGAATTCTTTTAAAAAGCGGCTGCCTCACTATATTTTTTTCATCTGAATTTTGATAGGTAACTGCCATGATTTTTATCCTAACTGCTCGTCTTCAATTTTTTGATTATTTTTAAATTTTACAGTAAAAGAATCTATAGCTGGTGATCCTATCGGGTTTTGAGACCTAGACATATCTGCCCTTACTCTAATTGATTCAACTTTATTTGAATTATTGGTGAAATAAAATATTTTAGAACTTAATCTCATATTTGTTCTGCTAAAGATTTCTTTATTTCCAAAAAAATTTTCTATTGTAAAAACATAATCATATACAGATCTATTCTTTTTAAATTCTAGTGGATCCACATAACTATAGTAGTCTAGGTAAACCAAACCATACTTAGCTAGGGTGCTGTCCTCCATCAGTGTTATTGCGCCGTTAGCGCTATCTTCCACGTCTATGGCTACTCTAATTGTATTTACACCTTGTTTAAAATTCCATTCAATTAATTCAGAAAATTGACCAGATGGTATATAGGTTGGTTTTTCATTTACGTAAACAGCTATATTCCAATTTTTGGAATTGGCATCGTTTTTTAAAAATGTATGTCTCACTGTTTTTTCTGTTGCGCAGAAAACTTTCGTCTCCAAAAGAATACTGATTCCAGAAACATTCGGTCCCACAAAAAATGTTGAATCAGAAGAAACATCATATGCCGGTATAATATAAAGTTGTTTTATGCTTGAACGACCTGCAATTATTGAATTCCATGTTGAAAGTCCATCAACTTCATTAAAAATTTTATTTGTATAATTTATATAATAACCCCTAGCTAATCCAGTTCCAAAAAGAATATAGGAATCATACGGCTCATCACCAATATCCACCTTAGCGATTCTATATATAGTCTGATTGGGATATAGATCCAATATTGGATTTTGTTGATTGAGATTTGCATCACCGCTCTTTGAAACTAGGGGTATTTTTTCTATTTCTATTTTAGGATTAGATACTTGATCGACAATTTTTTTTGACTTCAAATAAGTTCCCTCAAAAGAAATTACATTTGGATATGAAGCTAAAGTATCATTTTTTGTTGAGATTGGAATCCAATTAAAATCAGAGATTATTTGAGCCGCAGGATTGTCTTCCGCAACAAAATAAGATATAGTTCCATTTTCAATTCCTGACTCACTGGTCGATAGTGAAACGGCATCTATCGCTAAATTTTTGTTGTCTTTTGTCTTTAGGCTTATTGGTTTACTAACATAAGTGGCGGATCTTTCGTGATATTTGCCAGATATTGCAATATCCCTAAATGCAAATCTGTACGCATATTTATCTTTTTTGGTCTCCTCAATGTAGTCTGGTTCTGATTTTAGTAGAAATAGATCTATGGATGCAACACTACCTGCTTGAAAATTAAAAGAAAATCTATCATAATCTTTTGAAGATTTTTTAATAAAAATAGCATTTGTTTTTGTTGCGTCGAAGTAATTAATCTTGCAGTAAATTTCAACTGGAGAAATAGTATTTAATTTACCGGAAATATTAGAAATAATTATATTTTGATTTATTGGTAAATTAAGATTTAAACTTACCAAGCCAATTGAATCAAAAAAGAAAGTTTTCTGCCATTCTGTATTTTCTAACCCATCAAACACTGAGGCAAAAAATGATTCATTGGAAACTGGTTGATTAGTATGAATGGAGTTTTTGTTAAAAGACAAAGAATAGGTAACCCCATTCGCAACAACACTTTTTGCTGATATCAAATCAAAAACAGCAGAATCGAGAGCTGGAAGACTAACTTTGCCGTTGGTAATGTCTACATACGCTGTAGTAAAATTAAGATCTGTCCCATCTGCTGTAGAAAAACTGTCGGTATAAGAGGCGTAAATGGAATCAGAATTTTGATTTACGAAAGTAAGATCATCTATTTTATTTTCCAGTTCTATCCTTCTTGCTTTTAGATTCTGTAATCTTTTATTTAAAGCCGTGGTTATTCTCATAATTTCTTCTGAGTTTTCAAGAAGAGAGTCATAGAGGATCTCAATATTGAATAGCGTAAAAAGCATTTTTTGGTTAACAATATTAACATCGCTTGCAAATAACTGCCTAAAGATTTCCGCATCTATGGGTAGTGGTTGACCAAGTTGATATGTTGAAAAATATTTAGAAAAAAACTCTAACATTTCTGACTCTTTTGGAATATAGCCAGAGGAATATAAATTTCTATAAACTACATCTAAAAACTTTTCTTTTTGAATGTTTGCTATGCTCATGTCTGCTCTACTCTTCCTATCAATTTATATGAAAATAATGTCGGAGTTGTATTGGAATATCTGGGCCTATAGATTTCTATCTTCACTTTTATTTTTTTTGTTTCAGAAGGAATATCTGGATAATTATAATATCCTATTCCTTTTAGTTTTTCTCCATTTTTTGGAAACTGATTAAAGGATAATACCTCGGGTATTCCCGTAAATGGGTTTTCTATTGGAGATATTCTAATCCAGTTTTTTGCTTCATCTACAGAAATATATGTCTTTATCAATGATTCATTTTGTGAAATTGCGCTATAATCGATTTTGGAATTAAGAGATATAGTAAGATTTTTAACATTGCATGGGAACTCAAAAGTATTGGAAACAAAATTTGAGCTAGATTCATAAAGTTGATAACCAATGTCTATTGATCGTAGGCCTATCGCAAAACGTTTTGCTTTATAAATCTCATAATCCTTTTTAAGACTTAATGTAGCTGTATATGTTTTGGGATTAAATGTCTGTTTTATAGTTTCTATGTTAATATTTTGGAAGTTATTGCTAGACCATTGGTTTGAAGATATTTTTCCTTCAATATATAACTTAATTCGCTCAGCTGCGTCTTTAGATTCAGCTTTCCATGCAGAATTTATATCAGTAGTGGCTGCTTTTTCTTGCTGTTTTTCTAGTGTTTCAAATCCAGTAAAAGCATTGGTATAATAATACTTAATTAAAGAAGATCCAGATTGTCTCTGAAATGAAATCAAATATGAGTCCATCTTTTCTTGATCTTTATATGTTATATTAAGCTGCTTTACGAATAAATCTGATTGATCCTTAAAAATATTAGGCCTAGTTATTGGTGGAACTAAATCAAAAATATTATATTGCACTTCCCCAAACCCCAAAGAGCTAAGTGCGCTAGGATCAAATCTTGTTTGAGTATTCAATGAGGAAAGTTTCCCATCAGAGGGAAGCGGTTTCCAATACATATGCTTAATGTTAATTTCGGAACAATCATTCTGCTCGATGTATACTTGTATTTCTGATGTAATTACTTCTGAAAAAACTAATTTTACTTTGTCATAAAAATAATTTTTTAATGAATTTGAATCCGTTGGAATTAATGCAGCTCCCACATAAATGGGATCGTCAATTAAATCTATCTCTTTTGACTCTTTATCAATCGCAACTATTTTTGTTATTTTGAGCTGTGCGCTGGGTGCTTGGTCTGTTCCCCAAAACGGAATAATATCAATTGTATTTGCTTTTTCGGGTTTATCTGACTTAAAACTTAAAACCAATTTAAGGGGCTCTTTATCATTATGATCTATCCAAGATTTATATTTAACAACCTTTGAACTACCAGATACTTCTTCGTAAGAATACAAGAATTCATAACTTTTTGCTTCACGGAAAGGTGTGCTAGATTTGTTAACGGAGATAGCTTCATATTCAAAATATGTTAAAGGATTTAAATCAGTAACATTACCGATAAGACCAGAAGAGGGATTATCCAGATAGCTATACCTATACGTTGAACCCCCATCTCCGTACGCGTAAACTGCATGATTATTGCCTAAAAATCCATTTGATTTATTTTCAACTACAGAAATCGATTTTGCTTTCCAGGCAGAAGATGATTTGAATGGCAGAGAAGCCATTCCTCCGAGATATTAATGGTAGATTTTTACTATTTCCTATATCAATAAAATCCAGATTGTCAAAAGAATCACCAAAATAATAAAGGTCTGTTCCCGGACTATTCGAATACGTATTCAGAATATTGGTTTTTGATTTTATTCTATTTATAAATTTTGATTCTTTTTCTATTTCGGCATTAAACATATTAAAAAGAGAAACAATCATTCCAGTTTGATAATCTAATTGTTTGGCGAAGATGCTTAAATCGTCTGAGACGGATTTGATGAATCTATTCATTTTTTGAGAACAGGGTGGTTCGCCTTTTATTATTGGTTCGTAATTTGAAATTTGACTAGTTGCATACTTGTTGACTTCTGTTATCAGCAAAATGTATTCTTCCGCTATTTCTGAATAAGAAGCGTTTTTATTATTTTTATATTTATTTATGAAATCTTGAATTTTTTTTATAATCTGATCATAAAATATAGTGTTAGTAGATAATTGAGCCATAAAAATTAACCTAACTGAAGTAGTTTTTGAATATTAGTGTCTGGAGATTTTGTCTTCATTTTAATTATGACATTGTCAACAGAACCGCTAGAAAAATAGTTTGGAAAATTGTTTCTTACTATTAATCTAAATCTTATGTAATTATTCATATGGTTATAAATGACATTAAATGACTGATTAATTGGTTTGTTGAATATGATATTTTTTTCATTTTGAAAAAATAAAATTTCAGACGTATTATAGAAATTTGCCTTTTCAAAGTTTCCCTCTAAATAATTTGTTAAATTAATTGCATACGTTCCATTCGCAAGTTTAACAATAACTGGACTATAACCAGAGTAATTGGATGCCGCTATAGTACCGTATGTAAGACTATAGGTGGCGTTTTTTAATTTCGCATTGTCGATATGTGGGTTATTCTTTAGTACTATCTTATTTTCAGAACCAGTTCTTTTAAACGATTCCCCATCTTTACCTTTTTCTCCGGCACCCAATATTTTAACCACATCAGACAGAAGCGACACATCAACGTATTGCTGTGAATAATTATCATTATCTAACTCATAACTTGCAATATAAATTGAGTTTTTATTAAAGGAATTAATAATTATTGATTTATTAAATCTATTAACTGTATATTCATTGGTTGATAAAATCTTTTGATTTTCAAAAATTTTCAACGTTGTGGGCTGAGGATAAAAACGAAGTATGGCGGACGAACTGACCGAATCAACAAACAGCATTTCGGAATTAATTTTACTTGAATCATAAGATGCTATTGGTATCCAATCATTTTCTATTTTGGGATTTTCACTAAAGGATATAGAAAGCTCATGAGAATTTGCTTCCTGTAAATCAAATGATGAAGAATTATAGCTGGCTGCATTTTCATCTAGATTCAGTTTAGCTTTTATTCCATAAACATCACCGGGGACAGAAATCCTAGAACTTATATAGCACGCTTTTGCGAGGGGGAGCGCTTTGCTTCCCGATTTTGCAACGCTGGCCTTGCCGACCTGGATCCCCCTAATCGTAAAAGAGTATTCATAATTATTAACAGATGCAAAATTATTATTATACAATAAAGTTTTTCCAAACTGAGACCCTGGAATTGCGTAATCGGATGCGTTTTCAAGGCCTTTATATCCAAGCGTATTTAGGTTTTGCGAAATGACAGAAGGAGCGCTAGTAATCTCTGACAATCTATTTTCAGTATAAGCCGTTTTTGTTTCTTTAAATAAAGTATTTTTAAAAATATTTACTTTTGAACCCAAAGCTTGAGAAACTATACTTTGAACTAAATTTGTTAACGGACTATTTTTGAAAGACTTATCGGAATCATCAATACTTATTAAAGTATTTTTTTCTTTATTAAATTCATTTTCAATTAATGAAGGATGATTTTTATCATAAATTGGAAACTTGCAGGTGTAATATTCGGAATAAGAATAATTATTTCTTTTAAATTCATCTATTGAAATATTTTTTCTGAAATATTCAACTACAATGTCTTGAAGAACACTATAGCGATTTTTTCTATCTTTTTGAGTTTTTGCAATATACTTAGAAATAGATCTAGATATTAATTCATTAATTAAAGGTGGATTATTCGACTTTGTATAAGTGCCCTGATTAAATATCAATATTATTTTTTTGACTCTGTCAAGTGATAGATTAACATCAATTGTTGATTTTATTATTAAAGGAGCTTTTAATATTTTTTTAATTTCATAACCAGAGACTGGATTATTCGAATTAAGTGAATATATTTTTTCTGCCGCATTCGCAGCTTCCACAGCCACCTGCAAAAGTTGTAAGCCGTTACTTTCTCCTGGAAATATTCTTAAAAAATCCATTTCAATTTCTTTGATTAAAGAAATCTCGACTAAGGTTTTAGCCCCAACTATATATGAATAATCATAGTCTATATACTTTGAAATTTCCTTAATTGTAGATGTAATAACAACAGGAGATTTTACTGATACACTCCAGGTATCCGACTCATCTTCATTAAATAAACTATTGAGATTACCTTCTGAGGAAACATATTGTTCATAATTTGAAATCATTTTTATTTCTTTTATATTGTCTAAAATATTTAAGATATTTATTCCAGAACCTATCTTGAAGGTAGATGATATCGGATCAACATATCCGTTTCCATTATCTGAAAAAGGTATTCCACCCCTATCTATATAGGGAACTCTTTGCGTTTCGTATTCGTTCGAATACAGATTATTATCAAAGTTTTCTATATAAGAAAAATTATATAAATCGTCTTTACCAGAAATAAACTCGTAATTATTAATATAGTTTTCATAATAAGCTAAGGATTTTTCGGCTTTCGATATTTGAGAAAGCATTATTTCGGTTATTGAATTTATTACAGTATTTATTGAATTTGATGCGTCAAAAAATCTAGAAAATCTTATTTCAAAATCTCTAAAGAAATCAACAAAAAATTCCGATCTAATCAGTTCTCTTGATATTGAAAGAGTGGGGACAAAAGTAGGACCAGCAGAAAAATCTGCAAGGTTTTTTACCAATTCTGCTATCTGGGTCTTGTCTACCTTTATGTCGGCAATCAAAGAACCAATTGTTTTTTGAGAATTTTCAGAAAAAGTTTTTATTGTATCAGGAAGAAAGTTAATCATAGTTTAAACCGTAATCCAGTCATTTCCTTCCATGTCTTGTATTTTAAATACAACACCGGCTGTTATATTTTTTCTAATTATAGAATAAACATCTTCTTTATCCACAAAATTATCTAAAACTGTTTTGGGAAGTTTAATTATTATAAACCCACCCTTTGGATAAGCCTGCTGGCTTGATGGATATACGTCCCAAAATGACACCGCTTCTTTTGTTTCTTTAAGTATTTTTTCAATATCCAAAAATCCGTATGAATCTAAATTTACAGACTTATCGTAAGTGGATTTCAAACCCCCACCCCTAACCCTTAGGTCAACCATATTAATACCAGATTCTGGAGTATTTTTTATGATATGTATTAAACCTATTTGTAAGGCAAATGGATCATAGCTAACACTATCGTAGGGATTAAAAATGCTATTGTCATATGTAAAGTGAACAACCCCATTAAACACATATTCCGAAACATGATTCCATACATATACTAATTCGTTTTGATTTGAGGAAGACGCCGCAATTGGCTGCAGCACTTCAATCTTTGACGGTTTTATGTAAATATATAAGGGCTTTTCTGGTTCTACTAGATTTTGATTTAAGAATGGGTTGAGCGGAACAGGACTTCCGTTCACCTGCTTTATCGGTATGCCACTTGACTTAACGGCATAAGAAACTCTTATCAAATCGGGATCCTGCGGAAGGTCTATCTTTAGATCAATTATGCCCGTATCACAGTTTATGTTTCTTATATAAGAAGAACTCAATAATTCCCATGGATAGGAAATAGATTCTCTTGTCTCTATAAAAAAGTACTGTTTTAATATGCCAAGCCTATTGGCTGATGGCTCAACGTAAGATGCTATAGGAACCTGTGACAATTGAATTTTTCTAGAAGAAAGGAAGAGTGGATATTCGTTAAAAACATCCACATATGGTTGACCCAATATTTCTGACCATAATATATTTGATACATCCAATGTAGAGTACAATGCTTTAAGTTTTTTAGCAGTATATTTTTGCAGCCAATTGGTATAGCCGTATTTCGGATCAATATAAAATTCTTTTACAAAAGATCCAGATGTAATATATAGCGGCCACTGATCTAGTTTTGAAAGATTTGGTGGAATAGACGAAAGGGAAATTTTTGAAGACGGAATATATTTTATATTATATATCGGGCAAGCGAGATTAACCGGTGCAGTCGGAGGATTGATTGTGCCGAAAGTTTTTGCGCCCAAAAAATCGGGCCCGCCCGCATTTCCATCGGCGTCTACCGCCATTAATCCAATGTATATATTTTCTGGCCCTCTTGAAATATAGTCAACATAATACAAAGTTTTTCCAATAAACTCTTTTTTAGATTTATCATAAAATCCGTATAAAAATCCACCATTATCTGGAATCTCATTCTGCAAAACAAACGCACCATAGTCTATGTTGAATTCAGTGTTAGAAGAGTTGTTGCTAACAAATGACTGAAGATTAATCCCGTAAGGTTTTCCAATTTTATCAGAATCAGAGCTTGGTTGACATAAGAGCAATAGTCCATCTAAAACGCTGATTGAATTTTTTGTTTTTTGAATTAGTGAGCCGTCTGTTTTGAGTAGCCAGTAATTGTTAATTTGGGCAAGACTGCTTTTTATCACATTGGAATTTTCATAATTCAAAGATGATGTCTCAAAAAATAATTTATTATTTGATGTATTTACAACTACGGAAGAAGAGTTAACGGGATTTTTTGTCTTAGACAAAACATTTGAAACAGATAAGGTGTTTGAATTTATTGAAATTGTTTTACTAGAAGTAAGATCTATAGTTATTGATTCATCTTTATATAAGGGCTCAGAGTTGGATGATGACATAGAGAAGGGAGTAAATGGCGGTTTATACTCTTTCGAACTAAAATCAATTTTTGTAGTTGTTAAATCTATAGTAGCATCTCCGGAAAATGTCGGATATGTTATCGACAAAGGTTCTGTCTTAAACTTTACAGATTTCACTCCACTAAGATCAATGGCTTCAGCTTTATTGGGGGAAATATTGTCCACCTTACCAGATATTCTATATTTTATAGTTGCCGGTTTGGTAACGGTAGTTGGGACATATCCGGTCTCCTCCTTAGTGTATTCCTGAACCCACTTAGTTGTTGCGTCACCTTCTTTAAGTTTGTAACTAATAACAAAACTTATTTTATCTATTGCGTATCCTTCAGCCTTACCAAATACGCCACCCAATGAGCTACCTTTTAGTTTTATAGAAAAAACTCCAGATTCAGCCAGTGTTTTATTAACAGGTGTTCCATGGAACACGGTAAAATAATCTGTTTTACCCTTAATTAATTGTGATTTTGAGTAATTCGCAGTTTGAGTATTTATATCGAAAGCATATCCCCTAATCTCCTGTATACTTATTCCCTTATAGGAAGGAGCGCCCCTGAAAGATCCTGCAGATACGTTTATGCTTTCTATTTTAACGTCTTTTACAGATGAACTCCTATATCTTGCGGGAACTGCTACGTAAATAATATCTGAGATTGGATCACCAAGAACATTTCCTGTATAGCCTATTTTTTGAAAAGCAAGATCGGTATTTTTCAACTCCCATATTTCTACAGTAGTAGCCGCATTTTCTATAAATTTTATACAGTCTTTGTTATTACCTGCTTTTATGCGATTAACTACCGCCTGATATCTAGTATTATCTGTTTGCAGCATCTTTTTCCAAACTTCTCTTGCAAAAAGAGACTTTGTTTCGCTATCAACAATACCGTCTTTAACCCTTGCTTTGTATACCTGTTGAAATTTAAGCACTGCATCGGCTGTTTGCTTATCGTATACTCTGGTTAATGGACAATCTGACAAATCACTTTTGACTAGTTTGGCTTCCCTAAGTGTTATTTGTATATAGGCAACATATTCAGGAAGCATTCCGCTTTGACCAACTTTATAATTTTTAAAAGTATTGCCATTATTAAGATCTCTTGTGTACACATAGTGACGCGTACCGCTTACGCGATATTGCCCATTTAATCTATCATCGTTAGCTGCATACATTTCAGTTTGAGAGGGGTCTGGCTCAATATCCCTATCGGTTTTTGTGTCAGACCATTTTTCTGGTTGATCGGGTACATTCTCTCCGCTTTCCTTCAATTGGCTTTGGTGCTATTCTAAAAAAATCTTGTCTTTTCAAAACCGCATCATATATAGCGGTTATTTCCGCTGACCAATCAGCGCTGAATGAAGTCGAAGATTCAGTCGATTGAACGTATGAATTAAATATTGAAAACTTAAATGGATACGATTGGTAAATATTTCTAGATGAAATTTTACTTGACAGACTATCTTTAGTCGCCAACGAACTCTTATAAACCCTTTGCTTAAGAACGTAGGCACCAAAACCACCAGGGATTTTAAACTCTGCGGAGGGCGCATTGGTATAGGCGTACAGCGGAGTGCGTATCGAATTTTGATCAACTTTATATATTGTATATGATGTTGGTATTTCCACCACATCTTGAACCGCAGAATTATTTTGAACAATTTTTGTTGAATTAGATATTACAACATCTGAATTTGTGACCTCAATATAAAACTCTATATTTGAAGTATCTATCTCCTGAAGCGTAATAGAGTACTGATCTGACAAATGGTCATAAACAGATTTTTTATAAAAATCTAATAACGATTCATTTGGCGGCGTTATACTTTTAGCATAATTTAATTTACCATCTAAATCTTTTATTAAGTTATAAGAAAGTTTTTTCTCCTCTTCTAATAATACATTCTGATTGAGAACATAGGAATGAGCCCAATCGGAAACATGATAATAGCAAGACGCTCTTAAATCTTTGATTTTTGCAGAAAAAATTCTTGATGTTAAAGAAATTAATACTGCATTATACAAAAGCTTAAACGGTCCGCTCTATCGCCGAAGTTGTTACAAAGGGCTCCTGAATTGTGGATACTGCACCCGAGTTTGAATTAGCCGTATCAAATACTGCAGAAGGCTGATATATGTCATTGCAATACCTTAGAAATGAACATGTTGTTGCCAAGATATTGCCCTTCACAAGAGCATCGGTTGTATTCACATAACCGAATCCCACAAAAAGGGGCTTACCTCTAGAGTTTTTTAAAACTATATTTGACTCAGAATAAGAACCAGTAAATTCTCTTACAGTTTTATAATTTGTTAAACCCAGATTTAATGATCCAATATTATTTCTACCAAATATTGAATAAAAAGTATAATTTGTAAAATGTTGGTGAGAAGTGTCTTCTTTGTGAGACTCGTCTACGGTTACTGTTTCGAATATTTCACCATTAATCGGCCACCCACCATTTTTCTTTTCATCCAAAAAAACATTTGAAGTATTGTAACTCCAACTATTAAGGGCATAAGTCTCTGAGGACATCGTTAGAGATGGATCAATTGTTTCGGCGCCATTGGACTGAGACAAATCTAGAACAATTGTACCCTGAGTGTTTTCAACAAAATATTTTATTTTTTGTCCCTGCCCCACGGTTATTGCTGATGTCGGAGACCACGCCAATATATCAAAAGATGACAGCTGGTCATTTGAGATTTCGTCAATTGATACCAGCCAGTAATTAGCGCTGTTTGAATTCCCAGAGCCAATTGGATTAACATAGGAATATCTTGATAGATTATATGGAGATTGTTGTAGTCTATAAAAAATATACGGATTCGCAGATCCATAATTTTCCAATCTGCCCATTTCAGCTTTTTGCGCTGACGTGCAAAGAACAGCACAGTTTACAACCTTTTGTTTTATATTTGATTCCAAATCTATTTCTTCTTGTTGATTAACAGAAGAAACATCCACTCTTCTCAAAACTTTTGCTATTAGTCTCCAATTAAAAGTCTCGTAAGTTCTGTTGTCTGCAATGGCTTTTTTCGGGACTACTATTTCAAAACCGTCAGCGGAAGAATTATTATTCGTAATATTATTTTTAAATGTAATCGATTTTTGGGAAAATATTTTATTTTTTCTCATTGAATTATCGACGGCAATAGATTCTTCAAAAATTTTATTGAAAATACTTACAGTATTTATATTTTCTTTATACTGTGGTACCACCGAAGATATCGACTCCGTAGAAGATAGCGCTACTTTGTCGTAAACAAGCTGAAGATTTATTGGGTGTGGATCGGAAAAAAGTACAATTATTTTGTATGGACGATTTAATCTATCTTCATATATTGGATGACGAACTTGGTCAAGTAATATTCTATATTTTTTTAGTCCAGTATTCTCATCTATATATTCTTGTTCATTTTGATCTAAAACTCTAATTGATTTTGTAATTTTATTTTCCTCTATAAAAGAATCTAAATCATCTATCAAAAAAGAATCTACAGGTAACATTGTATAGTATCTAGAAATGTAATATGAATGCACAAACTTTCTGTTTCTAATTTCAGCTATTGTATATTTGTTATCTAATGTTGGCTGGCTTAAGAACAGATCAGATATACTAAAATCATCAGAGTCAAAGATTGTATTTCCATTTTCATCCTCTAAGACACCAAGCTCATTGGCAAATGCTAATTTGCTTTTCGCATTGGCGGGGCTTGAATTAAGTTCTGTGGCATATGTGTTTTCTGGAATAAATCCAGACAAATCAGTAATCGACAAGTTATTTTTCGGACTAACGGGCTTTGAGGAAAACCATACTAAACCAGCAGACTGATCGTCTACGGGCAGGGCGTTCATCTTTTTAAAAGAGATACCCGAGTCTTCATCTAGCGGTTTAACCATTTTTACTTATCCTTTTTTAAATTGCGGTATTCAGATACAAAGTAGGGAACCGAGCCCAGAAATCCCGCTTGATACTGTTCATATCTGGGAATGGGCAGCCATGTTGGGGGATTCCACCTGGGCGTAGCTCCAGATAATAGCACCAACTGCTCATCATAGTAACTGGATATAAAGGTTGGAGTTGAGTATATGTCCAATGATTCTTCATCATTAAAATTAATTACATCTATTATTTTAAGACCAGATACATAATTTAGATCAATATTATCGTATGACTCATACCAATAGACTATATCCCCAGCTACTGGGGTGGCTTCAGATGAATATACATTTTTGAATTCTGACTCTGTAACCACATACCAATAACCTGGATTTGCCCTAGATTGAGATACTATTGGACCTATTGAAAATCTACCATTTGCGTCTGTAGAAACTATCCCAGAATATCCAGAAAAATTGGAAGAAGATGAATAATCCTGTATTTCTATAGCAGCATATGGTGTTCTGGCTTTTCTCCAATAAATTAACACGTTTTTTTCTGGAACGTTATTATTTGTTGCTATCCCATCTACGAAAACAGAAGAAACTTCGTCAGCTTTTACAGTTGAAGGATCCACAGCAGCAGAAATGGAGTAGCCCTGTTTGTAGGTAGAATGTATTGTGTAAAAATATTCCTTATTAAAAGATAAATTATCTGGCCCAGTTCCGATTACTTTTATTGACGCCTTAGTTATGCCCTGAACTGGGGTAGCGGCGCCATAAACGGCCCTTACTATGGCATACCCATCCGCATTGGTTTGGGGATTAGCCGAAGTAAAAATAAGATCATTGCTCGTAAGCGTAAAGTTTTGGAAGGGCTTGGGGTTACCGTTGACGTCTAGGGATATTATGGATATGATTAAGAAATCTTTACTGTCGTCTATCAAATTATGCGGAGAAATTCTAACCTCAGCTGTCTCAAATGGATACTCTTTTGCCGAAGCAATCACATAACCCTTATCAAGTAGGGACGATGTTTCGCCAAGGGTTATTCCTATCGGCAAGCTTTGCTCGTACTGTGATGTTTCGTAAGTTACCTCATAAAAAATTGGAGTACTGGGGGTGGCATCAAAAACTATCCTGGAATAATGTAGTGGGCCAGATATAATATTGTCTACGTAATAAGAATCTTTGACCCTATATGTAATTTCATAATTTCTATTAGAATTCAAAATGGGCGTAGAGCTATCGACCGAAAGAACATTCGTATCTGATTCCAGATTTTCGAATAGCGTCTGTCCAGTAACGCCGTCCACAATTTCTGCATCGTAAACTCCAGAATACGATAGATAAAAAGAGTTATCAAAAGATGGTTTAATATTTTCCCTGTTGTAAAATCCAAACTGCCTAGGCGTAGCAAAATTTTCAAACGCCGTTTCAATATAATTTATATAAGGAGTTGATTCTCCCTGTCTAAACGCTCTGAGGCTTACTGGGGCTCCGGCCTGTGGGGCTGAAGATAGCGAGATTTCTTTTAGTTTACCGGTGAAAATTTCCTTTTTCGGCTTAGCATAGACGTAGTATTCATCCCTTTTTATGTGCAGCCAGCCAGTATTAATTCTGGTCTCCAGTTTGGCATCATACAGTCGACCTCTGGCTATAAAGTTCGTAAACACTGTAGTATTTCTACTTAAGTCATATGATTCTTTAATGGAATTTTGGGGATAGTTTATATTTTTAAAGGTATATAGATCGTTATTCGTAATAGAATTAATCTTATCATATTGCAATACATAAGTTTGATTTAAGAAAGGATTTATAATTTTTTGCTCTGACCATATTAGAACATCAACGTCTGCAGGATCCACAATCGATATACTTTCAAAAAAGTATTGAAACTTAGAAGAACCCGAAATGCCAAAAGTCTCTCTTGTTATTTCTGGAACAATGATATTATCAGAGTTTTTACTTGGAATAAACTCACCATTTTGACTTCTATATCCCACATATCCGTACTCATCAATATATCCAGCAATGGGGGTAGAAGCTGCAGTAAATGGAATCCAGTTAATTATTTTTCTTGGATAAATTTCTCCATCACACAACTTTATCGATATAGAATTAGGCGTTGAAGAACGTGGATAACAAATTTTTGAAAAATACTGATTTGCGGTGGCTGAATCACCAACAATTTCAACTTGAATATTTGGCGATGCGGGGATATGCACATTGTAATTTATAAGCGGATCATATAATGTACCACCGTAGCCAGACAACGAGGAGGAATCAATTGCATATCCAATACTATTTTTGTTTGTGGGTTTAACATTTTCAATATAAATATATCCAGGAGTTGCCCCGGGTGGATAAACGATATTATTTAATATTGAATCTTTATCTATTAAATATTTAATCGGAGGAGATGCTTCTAGGGCATTTAGTTTTATAGATCGATTCTGCTTTGGTGTCTTTTTTAATTTTGTCACCAAAGACCAAAGTTTTGAGACCGCTTCAATAGTTATATTGGGATTTAAATTTGGAGTAGCTGATATCGAAGGCATTGACGAGTTATATTCTAAAATTTTTGATGGTTTATTGGAAAATCTAATTTTGAAAGAATCATAAGTGGGTGGAGTGGCGTACTGTGAACCATTCCATAACCCAAGCTTAACAACAAGATCCAGTAGATGGTTGATATCAATATTGGATACTGAAACCCTATTAATAGTGTTGGTGTATGGTTTTAGTGTTGTTTTTTCTCTTATTTGTAAATCACTTGAAGTAAATCCTTCTGTATTAAATATATTATAAGACGTCCATTCGTCTATGGTTTTATTTGTTCCGCTCTGCAGTTTTGTTATTTTTCGGATAAATAACACGCGGCGCATAAAAAATTGTTGGCGTTGCGTATACGCCGTGCGGTGTTGCGTGAAATTCCAAAGTATAGTTTACCGTAGCTGAAGGATTATCGTATTCCTTAATTGAATAATCCGAATAGTACTCAAATTGAGTATCAACAGAAAAATAACCAGGAGTGGAGCCCGTTGATTTTTTGCCCTTAGCTACTAAATAGGTTTCAAAATAACTCGGCGTTGCATTAGTCTGCCTTATCGATAGGGTAAGATCATCTTGATCCCCAACTCCAGGCTGATAGTATGGAATTTCTACATTTGAATCAAAATAACGAGCGGATAATCTTTCCACACCATCTTTGTTTAGTCCAGCGTAATCCCAAATTGCATCATCAAACCTAAAATATCCCCAATTGTTTGGATATTTTATATTTAATTCTTCTACTAATTTTAGGAATTTTTCTGTTGAATTTCTGTCAGCGGTAAAATATGGAGTAGAACTAATTATATCGGAGATTTCTAATATTTCCGGAGTAGCTCCCACATAGCTAGAATTTGGTTTAACATTAAACGCTTTCCAGAGATTTAATTCTCTTCTAAGAGTCTTTTTAAATGACTCTATGTCAACGCCTATGGGATTTTTAAAGGCGTCTAATATTCTCTGTTTAAAAGAAATGTTATCTTCAAGATACAAACGGGAAACACCAACTCTTAAACCGATTTCATCAAACCAATTAAATCTTTGAAGAGGTATTTGATTTAATTTTGTTGATCTTAAATTTTCGTTTTTGACAACTAGGTTGGGATAATATCGTAGTGTGAGTATTTCTCTATTTATTGGATTGTGATAAAAAACATAATCCGTTATTTTAGAATTTAAGAAATCGGATATGTTATCCACTCTTGATAGCTCAATGTCGTTACCAAGTATCTTATGGAAAACTGTATCAACATTAGTGGACGAATATAGCCAGGATATTTGATTTTCATCTGCTCTTTCAATAAAAGAATTTATTTTTAGCAAATCTAATTCTCTATCAAAATTATCAAGATGCTGGCCGACAACAGCGTTTAGGAATTTACCTGCGTTTGTTTCTGGAACATATAAATCCGGTGTTGCCTGATCCAAAGAATCTTTATATAATGACATCCAGGATGGAAATTTTTTAAGTATATTCTTAGCTGCTCGAGAAAGAACTGGAGTGATCGGATCGGCGATGGCCACTTCAACCAAAAGGATAAAGGATAATACATCGAGATCTGTTAATTCCGTGTCTATTTTAACTTCAAATTTTGCGTATCGTTTAGTATTTTTCGCTAACAGGATAGATGCAATGGCGCTAGATTCTACTGTGGCAGAAAGAAAATAGGGTCCGACCTATATTATCGGATTCATAAATATTTAAAGTATAAGTTATGTTTTCAATGCTATTAAGAGAAGACGAAAATGCTCCCTTAAACGTTCTAATGTCTATTCTAGAGGAGGTATCAACAAATCTTGGCGTTTTAGAAAAAAATAAATCCGCCGTAAAAATTGGTGTTGAGGTTGTTTCGGGATCAAAAACAAGGTTTTCCCCCTGAAGAGAATCTGAACTAAATACATAATATTCCCCTATATTGGGATCGTTTACAATTTCTCCGATAGTCAGTTACATATAATGCTCCACTTATGGTTGGGGTTGCGTCTGATATAATTTCTGTTCCAGTAAATATATAATCAGATAACGAGTTTAAACCTGTAGTTGACCTTGTATACGAATAGTTTGTATAGTACTTATTTGCATATAGGTCAATACCTGCAGTACTCCAGATTTTCCCGTTTTTAGAAAAGTCTGAAGTAATAAGGCTAAGCAAATAGGTTTTCATTTAACACTCCTATACAGTGTCTAACCATACGCTATGCTCAGAGGTTACTCCGTGTTCGGGGTGAATAAACATAACATGTTGACATGGTCTACTCATTGAGGAAAAGTGTTCTTGTGCGTATGTATTGCTGCTTTCAGGAGATCCAGATACTCTCAAAATGGTGCTGCCAATTGTCATCTTAAATTGTTGATGATAATGACCCATAAACACATCGTCAAATTGTTCTGGAACTGCGCCATCTTTCCATCCCATAACTTTTTTATAGTAACCATAATATTGAGACGGCGACGGCAGCTGATCCCCATGTATGAGAAGGCTTGAATAACCACCTATTGTATCTATCGCATACCAATTTCTTTCGCCCTTTCCATCTGGAATATTAAATGTAATTCTGTCTTCTTTAGCAAAAATCAATTCAAGTATTTTGTAAAGAAGTCTATCCATATTTGTTTCTGGATCGTGAGACTTTCTCATTTTTCCACCAACGGCACCATGATTTCCTATAATCCCAGTAACATGTACTCTTTTAAAATTCTCTAAAGCTGTTAGTAAAAATTTTGAAAGTATCCTAGGACCATTTACGCCAACTTGTCTATAAAGTCCAGAATCAATAAGGTGACTTTGACCAGCAAAAATTTCTTCGCCTTCCACAATATCACCCAAAAACCAAACGTGTAAATCATCCACATTATGATGGAGTCTCTGAATTTCAGTTATCTCTAATAGTTTTTCCGTGTAAAGATCTATACGCTTTTCTAGAATTTCTGTATTATAACTTAAAGTTGTTTTACCCATCTGCCAATCGGAAAAAACGGCCACCGCCGTTTCTGGTGTATTGTGTTTATTGGATTTGATATTTGGAATTTTTGTTTTCGGTAATTCAAATGTGGAAAACGCATCAAAAGCGGCTTGATATACCGAAACAACCGCCTCATCTTTTACATTTTTGTACTTTTCCGCTAACTTAGCTAAACGCCTGTTTTCTGATCTCAAAAATAAGGACCTATCTTCCGTTTCGGAACTAAGAGGATTTATCTGATCTTCTTCAGGAATAAAATTCTCATCTTGAGAAACATCAACTTCTTCATGAATAATTTGACCAGGAAAATCCTTATATCCCTCAGACAACATTCTTGCATGAGTCATGTTCTTTGCTTTTATTATTTGTTTTTTAGAAACTAAAAAAGATTGTTCTGACATTTATCATCCTTTAATAATTGGAATTACCCATTATAACAGAATAAACGGTCAACGATCCAGCTACCATATAGGACTTATCGTCAGATAATCTGTAATCTTTGTTAGCTATATTTTGATTATTTACCCTGATAGAAGTAACAGAAGATGAAACCACAACTTCAGATGCCATTCTGACCTGACGTTCAATCTCGGTTATGGAGAGTGTATCGCCTATAGACAGACTGTTAATATATCTATTCGCAAATATTCTTGCCTGATTTTCAACCGCCTTAGCAACGGCATCGGTTGTGGCCTCTCTCAAAACTAAAGATATACTAACATCAACAGGTTTTCTTTCAGCTATTCTGACATTTAAATTGACCCCTATTGGTTTAATTGCCCTTACCTGTTCGATAACAAGCTCGCTCATAATAGAAATGCCCGATCTGGTTTCAGGAACTATAATTATATCACAAGACCCTATACCAAAAGACGCTTCTCTAATCTTTGCATCTTTGACTCCCTTAACTGCTAGGGCGGCAAAACGTATAGATTCAGCTGTCCCCGTGCTAGAACCCCTTACGGAAGATACAATTCTTCTTCTATAATTATCATCAGATTCTGAGTTTAAAGTAGCGTAAACCTCTTTAGGATTGTTGCAGTAAATAACTATTCCTGGAGGCGGAATAAAATTATGCTTTATTAAAGTATTTCTTGCTGCAGTAATATTATTGTCTGAAAACTTTGCCTTTACTGCCCCATATGCTCTTGTCTGACCGAGTGGAATAATAATATCACCAGTAAGCTCATATAAATATTGAATAGAAGAATAATTATTAATATCATTGAAAACTAATGTTCCAGCCGGAATAACGACTGAGGCGTTATGCGAGCGGTTCATGAAAAATTCTATATTTGCTGTTGTTCTTTCTGGAATAAGTTCTGCAGAAACGGACCTTCTTGCCACATTGTACAACGCACCGATCATATCTAGGTTAATGCCACTAGCTGTTGCCAAGCTAGATTGTTCAATGCTTAGTTTCAAAGCATTATATAAGTCATATATTTCAGAATGAATTGCTTCGGCAAAAGCTCTTGCTATAGAACCTGGCGAAACAGAGCTTATACCTGCATTTTTTTGCAGCCCGTCCAAAGTGGCCATAAGCATTTGCTCTCTTGTTTTCATATTCATTAATGGCATCTTATGCTCCTAAATCCTGAGTTATAGAAAAAACTACTGGCTGATAGTCGGTACCAGCTAGATATACATCAAATCGTATAGAATCAACGCTTACTGGCACCGCCTCAATGGTAATTTGTCTATTCTTAAAAACTCCCTCTCTTTCTAGAGCCGCCCTTATCAACCTTTTACCAAGGTCACCAGTTTGGGGCGTTTGGGGCATTCCATATAGGGTAGAAAGATGAACCCCTAGCTGTGGATACACAAAAAAATCTCCTGGTTCAGTCATTAATCTTACATAAACATGCTGTATATCTTTTGTTGCCCTATCTTGTGTAACGGCTATATCCCCAGACCCATTGATAACTAAATCACCACTTAGGTCAATATAAAAATCAGACATTCTTGCCTTCCAATAGCCTTGCCTTTGCTTGTTCTATAGTATACCCTAATTGTTTTAATTTTAAAAATTCATCTAAAACCAATTGTTTCGACAATGCGATCAGTTGTTTGTTTTTTTCCCAGAAAAAATTGACTTCGTCTAGTTCTTGCTGGGTAAGTTCTTGACCCTCCAATTGACCGCTAGGCTTTAGCGTCTTTTCCCAAGGGGCCGTATTCGTAGATGTAATATAATCGTATTCACCCTGAATAGTAACTGTGGGTTGGACATCTTCTTGGTCATATTGGCTTATATTATTAATATAATAATCTGCGTTTTTAAATCCAGGATTAAAATCTTTGTTATTTGATGTTATAAGCGCGGGTTCGTTGAATATGGTAGCTGAACTATTAAACTGTTTTACATTCCACTTCAAGCCGTCATCTTTACAATGAAATTTAATATTATCAGCAAAAATGGAAACAGTTCTTGTTGAACCGTTTATTACAATTCCAACCCCTGGAGCGGCAAATATCTCAATATCACCAGAGTCCGTCAGTCTTAAAAATCCTGGATTGTCTGGATGAGTGATTCCAACTTCTCTAGAGGAGAAAGTTTTTCTTCTATTTATTACATCAGCTTCTGTTGCCGTATTTCCAACAGATGACTCAAAGTTTTTTTCCGCGTTAATTTTTTCAGCCATATTTAAACCATAAACTTTGGTATTCCAGTGTTAACAAATGTAGATGGCCCATATTTGCCAATAGATGACCCATCGTCTACGAATGATACTATGTAGGGCAGTGTTTCAGAATCATCCCTAAACCCTATTATACAACGAGAACCCGCAATTGGTGCAACCATTTGTATACCCTGTATTGATGGACATGGAACCGCTCTATAAATATTGCCGAGCTGTGTTTGCAAATTTGTCATCCATAACAACCATAACTGTGTTGGTAATTTTTTCATAAGAAATAACAGTACCAAGTCGTGTTTTTGACTGCTGCATTTTTTGGTTCTCAAGATGAGAATTTAATCTCTGATCAAATTTTGGATAATATTTCATTTTTTGTTTCTCCTATTATGCATTATGCCTTTCCGATACAGACCACACGCTAGAACAGCCTAGGTATGTGTATGAACTGCCTGGAAAACCTTCGAATGATATTGCTCTTGGACTTGGTCTTTCATTGCTGGTGTGCTGATCGACATATTCTCCTCCGCCGACAGAAACTCCATTATGACCTGCGCTATCCGCACCGCCGCTCCAATACACAATCCATCCAGCTGGTGGATTTTTTCCTTTTTCCGAATCGGCAGTAAACCAGTCTTTGTTTTGCTTTCCACTGCTAACATTTTCCCAGTGTGCGAATGCAGTTTCAAATTGTTTCAAAGTCTTTGTATGAACTGTTACTTTAAAATCTTCACCGATCCACTGATCTTTTTGTAAATTGGTTTCCCTTACCCCGCCAAACGTACCTATTGCCGCAGATAAAACTCTGGCAAACCTGTCGCATTGGAAATTGCCACCAAGATCTGGCCTATGGGTACTTAACCATCCCGGTATCTTATAGGCCTTAAGAAAGTTTGCCATATTCAGAACTGTAGTTCTGGTTGAGGTATTTTCACCATCATCGTTTCCCGCACCTGGAGACTGCTCCGTTGATGTTCCGCCATAGGTTATAGGTTTGCTTTTTCCCTCGTCTTTTATGTTTCCATTTTTTGGTTTATCATAATATACATCTCCATTTAACCAGTCATCTAAGTAGTCTTTCGTTTTTGAGTTAAATTTGAGAAAATTATTTCTAACCCAGGCAATTAAAATTTCTATAGATTTTCCACTTGTGAGATACACATCAACTGCGTCTTGAAATTTTACCTGGTGTATAAAACCAACATCTGATCTTTCTCCATAATCACCCCAGGCTTGAAATCCACTTGATTCTGATATTTTAGATGTATTTTTAAAGTCATTTCTTCCCCATTTACTCATCAGCATCCATACTTGATTAATCGGATACCACAATTTATCATCGGTATGTACCTTACCCTCATTTTGAAGTTTTATCATTTCTCTCCCAATTTCATTTGGATCCAATGTCGCTCCGAGGAGTATATGCTAACTTAGAAGCTGAAATCATCTGTCGATTCACAGATGAGCCGTCGTAATAAATTGGAACAGGGCCAGAGGAGTTTTTTGATTTGTTCATTAGGGCAATTAAATTAAACTGAAACATTCCAATAGAATAGTCGCCCTGCCAGCTGGTAGTTGTCTCGCTACATTTGCCATTAAATGCTCCAGGTTGTAACAGAGATTCTCTGGCGGCAACTGCGCACATTATTGCTGCTGCCTCGTAATCAAACGGCCCATCTTCTGTTAGAAGTATAAAAAGCTCGTTTAGCGTAATGATCGGATCACTTTTCGTTTTGTAATTAATTATTCCTTTGCTTTTTGCATTTTCAATATCCTCTTCTGTATTAACAGAAACGCCAGAAGTTGATGATTGCGAATTAGAAACCGCTTTCCAACCAGGAGATCCAATATATTGTCCAGCCCTATTGGGACTAAAACTAATATGAATATTGTCTTTATGCTCATCTGCGGACTCAAAGTTTACGTATTTTAAATTCGGATACATCATTTTAAGAGGAGTACTTTCCGAGTCATATCCCTCCATAACGCCAATATCTTTTGCAACATCTGAACTAATAACTATTAAATCTGGAATCAGTTGCATTGGCATTGAGTTCAGTCTGCCCAGTACGTAATTCAAAGAAGCTGTATAGTGTTCTTTTGATCTCCCAAAGTTCTCAAAAGAGCCTATTATATCTATATCAAAAGCTCTTCCAAATACATGATCAGAAATCGTGTTTGTATTTTTTTCATCTATTCCACTTGTTGGATTTTTACTTCTAGTGGTTTCATCATCTTCGGAAAGTATTGCCCTAGTAAGACCAAATCTACCCTCAACTTCAACACCCCTTGTTGGATCAGTTAGCATTAACAAGCACTCGATTAAAGCTGCGCAAACATAGGCTCTTTTGCCAGGCGCGCTAATCATATCTGCCGTAATATCTGCTTGCTGGTCTAAACCTGGATAGTATGATTTTGTTTGCGAAAAACTATATGAGCTTAATTGATTTGGAATATCAAATTCAAAACCAAGCGTTAGAGCTGGTTCTGGTATTCTCTTAATTAATTCTTTACCTCTTTCTATGTAGATATCAGATTCCTCATCTGACAAATCGTCGATTATGGCTACTGGGCGAACCCCCAAAGATGGAGCGTTTTCTACGAATTCATATTCAACCTGATTGTGCCTATAAATGGCTCCACTTGATTCGCCAACATACGAAACTGAATTATTTTTAGATGTTTGTCCTATCATTTTTTGCAATAACGGATTTGATATTTTTGATGGTGCAAGTCCCGTACCCACCATTGATTGAGATACTGTTTTCATATATGCTGCTGCGCCACTTAAGAACTGTTCTTCACCATTATTTCCTTGATAATCTGGATTTGGAATCCTAAAATTAGAAGATCCAGCATCTGCGCCAGCTGCCAATATTCCATGCAACGAGGATTGTAGGAATCTATTATTTACATCCATTAATGTTGCGGGATTTCTTGATAATGCTCCGCCCAGCCATTATGTCTATAACATCTCTTGAAGTTAGCGATTGATTAACATATTTTTCTTTAGAAGCAGAAGTTGCCAGGCTGCTACTTCCGTTGGGATTAAATCCCTCTGCTATTTTTGCAGTAAATGATTTTGAATTATTAAAATCATCTATTGACAAACCAAAATCATCCATATTTAATTTGACCTCTGTTCAATATATTGCACATTTGGTATTTGGTCATCTAGACCTATTTCTGCTGGCCTACTTCTAAGTAGATCTACGGTATAAACCTGAGCAAGATTATTTGTAACTAATTCCCAGTTAAGCGTAGCCGGACCACCATCATCATAGTACTCATCCCATCCAACATATGGCCATTCTGAAGCTTTGGAATAAAGACTCTCTATTATTCTAAGACTTACTAATACATTAAATGTTTTTATTTTATTATTTGAAAGATTTATAAGCGGATCTGAAGATCCAGTAACCTCAAAGTATTCTTTAACATTAGAATTAAAAATAGATGAATATATAACATTAAATTTTTTCCAGAAAATTGAGTCTGGAAATAAAGTTTCTTTATATTTCTCTTTTATTTGGTCTGAAGATTGATTTGCATTTTGAAGAAAAAGTCCTCTAATAAATAAAATTTTATCTTGAACATCGGTATCTATAATTCTATAGAAAACAGTTCCAAGTGATTTTTGTGCTTCTGAATCTCCATAATATTTGCCCTTAAGATAACTGCGAGTATTGTTGATCTTAGATCCGGGCTCAAGATCGTCTTCAGTATACATGGAGGCGGAAGAAAGATCATTTGGTGAAACTCTAATCACAAAAGGAGTTTGTGATAATTTATCGTAAACAAATTGAGCTGCTTTCCCACCGGGAGAATCAATATTAATTCCCTGAATTGGATTTGAAGAAGTTGATGTATTTACATAACCCTGAAAGACACCCATCTTTGATGCGATAATACCCTCTAGTCTAACCTTAAATGCTGGCGCCTGTGGATTTAATAAATCTATGACCTCTATCTCGTCTCCATCTATAACTTTGTTTAGTTTACATAAGATCTTAAAGAACTGGTTAAAACCAGCTTTATCTGGACCAGTTCCAGAATACTTTAATACTTCAGCATTAACAAGTGCGTTTTCTATACTGACGTATCTCACTAAATCTGTTATCTGATTTTCTTTCCATCCCATATTCTTTAATATATCATCATATCTTATAAATGCATTACCATTAACATTTCTAACCTTTGTACGAACACCCAAGATTCCCGGAAGAAGTCTCTTAGTGTGATATCTTCCAACCACCATACCCTGATTTATGGAAAGACCCGCATCCATTGGTTGACCGTTTCTATTTAAATAAGAAATATAACAGCCATGTTGATCAAGTACGTTGTCTCTCACCCACTTCCAGCCTTTCCACATTAAATCTGTAGACGCCGCCGCCGCAATACCTGCACCAATCGGACCACCCACCAGGGACCCAATGACCGCAGAACCAAGAGTTGTTGTTGCGTACATGGCCGCCAATCCACTTAAGCTTACTTTTGCATCGGCATTTGCCTTGAGCTGTTTTTCGACCTGGCTTCTGGCGTCAAATAACCCCTCTGCCGTAAAGTTCGCCATAATGTCTTTGCTTAGGGCGCTAGAACCGTGGGTAAATTGAACTCCACCCAACATCTGTACCCTTAGCGATTGGGCCACGCCATCAACAGATATATTACCGTTAGACAATATTCCAGTACTGCCAGCCTGTACTGAATTCATAATCATTCTTGTATCATTTCTAATATTTTGTATAGAGAACCAGGAATGCATCCAGGATGACATAAACCATCTTGCTGGATCATTAACCGTAACAAAAGCGTTGGGGGTTATAGAGGTAACAAATCCCATATTCGGCGTAAAGTGATGAACAACCTGTTCTACTTCAAATATTCCATACATTCTTTCATAAACATCTGCTAAGTAAACAAGATCGTGTGGTCTTATGTCTGAACTACCCAGAACTATTAGTTCACCTGAGTATATATCTTTTAGTGATTCTTTTAAATGCGCAAGAGCGACTCGTCTTGCCATCAACTCGTCTGGTGCACCCTGCGTTGTTTTTATCGCACTTCTTGAAAATTCAATTGGGTTGACTATTGGATGTATCAAACCAGTAAGACCAGAACCAAAAAGATTATCAAAATAAAGCCCAGTTTCAACTGTTTTTTCTATCTGCCTTTCAGATGGGATACTCTTATCAAGAGCTACCGTTACTGGATATTTTCCGTCAGAAACAGCTGTAACTGATGTAGCTACATTTGTAGTGGTTTCTTGAATATTATTATTTAATATAGTTGAAAAAGAACTTAAATAATGCATTCTCTGAAAGGGTTCTCTTACCTCAACTACTGGTTCTCCATATTCTCTTGTAAATGGATTATCAACAGCTCTCAAGATAGACCCTGGTCTTCCCATCGAATAATAAATAGAATCATTTAAAACTTTGTTAAGAATATTCGCCTGTTTTGCAAAGTTATCGATTTCAGATAATTGATATCCCATTTGCATCATTGATATTCTAAACATATTCATAAGACCACTTAATCCATCACTTAGTGCGGTAAACAGCGGTCCTACATTAGCATCCCAAAAGTTATCAATGTTGTTAGCTAAAACGCCTATAAAGTTTGAAGCGCTATTTCCCTCCCCTTTATTATCTGCCAATAGCTTTAAAAACTTTTTCTTATCAGAGGAATAATTCTGATTTGGATCTATAAATGCCGCAAATATTTTATCCACAGCATGAAAATCCCATTCGTCTCCCCCACTAAAAAGGGTGCGAATAAGTATCTTTCTTGATGGCTTTAGCACCAACCATGCTCTTGCGTAGGAATCTTGCCACATTGCCTGTCTAAATAATCCAACTATAAGCAGGAATACTTGTTTTGCGCTTAATTGATTAGATTGTGTCTTGTTCAAAATATCAGATGTTTTTACTAAACCTCCACCAATTGTTTGGCCAACAATTAAACTGACATTGCTCGCATTTTGAAAAAATTTTCCAAGATTTCTATACTTAGAATTAATCAGACTATTAAAATATTTAATCAAGCCGCCCTGATCAAGGGATGCGTCTATCAAATTTTTTCTTGCGTATTCTATTGCTTCCTCTACTTGCTTATTCATTATTATTTGATTATTTGCGTCTTTTTTAACAGATGCACCATATGGGGTAACATAATATTCTGGAGTTTTTTTATTGATAAAATCGCTTCCTAATAACAAAGTAAACTCATCAACGGCGCTATTGTCCGACGACCCATACGTTTTAATAAAATTTATATCCGCTTTAGGATTTTTGATAATTTGAACTATTGCATCTGGTACTGGCGTAGCATCATCTGGATCAAGTCCAAACGCATCAAAAAATATTTTTTTAACAGATTCATAATTATGATATCCAAACCTAAACTGATCCCAAACATCATTTGCATCAGCTAATGTCCTACCATCTCCAGCTATAACATGAGTTGTTGCGCTGTATCCCTCATCATAGAAAGACCTTGCTTCTCTGGCGGTTTCGTCTAATGGATCATACACTGGGGCAAATTGAACCCTACCGCTAGCCGTATTTTTACTTCCTGTTGTTGCTAATTCGTTATCTAAAATTTTATAAAGTTCATCTCTGGAGAGATTATTATATTGGGCTGCAAGAACTAAATCAAAGTATCCGTTTTCCCCATTTGTAGATGGAAGAACATTTCCACCCCTAGCTGCAGCTTCGGCGAAATCGCCATCTGTTAAGAGATTTACGCCACCGACGGGAGCTAACTCTGTAAATATCGAATTAAATGGACTACCTGGGGTAGTATTTAATATTTCTATTTTTCTTTCTAGAGTATCGACACTTATTCCCCCAGATCTATATAGGTTCTCGGCGTTTGTGAGCTCCGCCAAAAGCTTCTTATCTTTTAATCCACTTGCATCAAAGCGCCCGAATCCGACAACGTAGTTTCCATCGCTCCCAAGCTCTTCCTTAGCTTTTTCGGTAAGTTCAAACTCATTGGCTGGATTATATAATGTTGTTACAACTCCAAGTGGTACATCATCGTTAACGAATGCAAAATAGCACTCTCTTGGCTGGGGTACTGGCGCAAGCCCCGCCTTTGCCAAAGTATCTGCTGCCTGTTCGGCTATATCATTATTAAACTTACCAATCAATACCCTGTATCCACCCCCACCACTTGGTATTTTCTCCTTTGGCCCCAGGTGCATTGTGCCCAAATAATACGCAGCATCGGGCGAAACTACTGCAGATATTGTGATATCTTCAAAGGCGGGCGGGGTGTCCGATCTAGCGCTTATATTCGCCCTCTCAACTCCCGCATCTTTACCCCACATAAAAAATGCTGGCTTACAAACAACAGCGGTTCTTGTTATTGGACTATAAACTAAAACTTTTCTCTTTTTATATTCAGAGGGACTACCATAAAACTCGTCATCTTTTCTATCTTTAAAATATTTTTCTTTAAATTTTTTAAATATGTCATTGTCCTTATCGCCATCAGAAATATCGTATGGCCATTTCATCGCGATATAGAATTGCTCGTCTATTGCAGTTTCTGGTGAGCCCCAACTTCTGTAGCTAAAATCGCTTTCCGCAGTTATTTTTACTTGGTTAATAAATTCGTATTCCCATGATCCTTCCAAATTTTGATTTGAAATAAGCTCATTTTTCATTGTTGGTAGGGGCATTCTTACAAATTTTTTGTTACCAACAGCGGTAACTGATTTTTCTAAATCAAATATTGCATTTTCCGAACTAAATAATGTATTTTCGCCTACCGAATTAGTGAATGACAACGCATCAAGTATAATTGTAAATTCTTCATCATTTAGTGAATCAGAAAAAATATCTGTTAGTGGAGTAGTTCCTACTAATCTAGCTTCATAATCAAGAAGGTTTATATAGATACTATCCTGCATAAATTTTTCATACTCTCTATTGCCCTTGTGTACTGTTGCGCCCTGTATATCTCTACTATCCGACAGAGCATAAAATGGATAATCCAGCAGTACTGCGCCCGATGTTCTATCTGTAAAATACGGAAAAGAATACCTTAGCGGCATCTGGGGTATTTCTCTGTGAACTAACTGTAGGTCTTTTACATCTACTTCTATTCTTCCTTTGTCACTTGTTATTGGTAAATGAAAACCTATTGTTACGAATCCTTTATTCACTGGTATTTCAGATACGACTTTTTTTTCTGAATCTAAATATTTTAATCGTCCTGGATCAGTAAGATTTATAACCCTGCCCTTAAGAACTCCTGCTGGAGCATATATGTCTGAAAACGAAGACTGATCTCTGGCAATTTGCTCTAAGCTTAATAGCGGACTTTGTATGGTTCTAAATGCTTCGTAATCTGCAGTTGGATTAGAGGATTGATTAATTTTATTGAGCAAATCCATAAGTTCCGCATCTGGGCTTCTATAGGAGGGAGTCTTCAGCCCAAGCTCTATGGCTTTCTTTTCTGATGGAAAACCAGTAGTAATTGGAACAACGCCAGACGTGTATAGCCAATGCGGTTTGCCGTAGAATATTGTAGATCGATCTTCGAATGGCCTTACCGCGACAATATAGTTGGGCAGTAATCCTGCGCATAGCTGAAACATGTCCCAAACTGTTTTCATATATGTTTGTGCCCTAAATGAAACTTCGTCAAATCCCGGCATGTCGTCATCAAGTGTGCTTATAAGTCCTAGTGTCTGAAAAATATTTGCTCCACCTCTTCCAGATAAAGAACCAAGCAGGGTAGCCCCACCAAAAGCCGCAGTAACCCCACCAACTAAAGGAAGAGCTAATCCGCCAGTACCCACCGCAAGAGCCGTACCCGCCGCCAATAGGGAGCTGCTTAATATTCCAGCGGCCACTCCCCCACTGGCTCTAGACTCTTTTCCTGAATTTGCAATATCAATTGCCGCCGCCGCTGCGCTGTCTCCACTATCATATCTTCTCAAAAGATTATTCCAAGAACTGTCTGTTAATCTATCCAAATAGTGTAATCGAGGATTTGGATTGTCTTCTGGAGTTAGCGAAGCGGCGTTTGCCCAACCGTCTCCAAGATCTCCGCCAAGAAATTGAGCGACGCCTGTTCCATTGCCGGGGTAAATATTTCTTTTAAATATTTCAAGATCTCTTTGAGCTGCAAAATTTGCCCACATTGTTCTCATGTAACCCATAACTGGAAGTCGGAAATGACTGCCAACGGATATACCAGTTTGGTTGACGTTGTTGCCAAATGGATTTAGTGCTCCAAGTACTTGTGAGGCGCCAGCGCCAGCCATCCCTGCGGCTGCGCTGATCGGACCATCTCCACCAGAGCTTCCTATTGCCAACAGGGTATCACTTACGGCGTTTCTTATACCCAAATTTCTGTTTTGCTCTATTTCGTTCAGCGGAGCATAGGGTATCATACCAAAATGTCTAATGCCGAAATTTATTTTCTGAAAAAATTAGCCCCCTTGTGGCATATGCAAACGCTTCTCTAACTCTAGAACTTCCCATTGAAAGCAGGCGAACCATAAGATCTCTCGGTTCCGATAAATAAAGTCCAGTATTTAATCCACCATCAATTTTCCCGCTAGAACCTTTTTTATCCACAGAATTAATAATTGGACTAAGTTCTATAGCGTCGGATTGACATGTAACAGTAACAACCTCGCCTAGTTCAACCTCAGTAATAACTCCGTTAAAGACAGTATGTAAAGAATTAGGATTAGACCCATATCCAACCCTAAGGTGAACTCTTACTCCGGGTTTTAGTCTAATATTTTCAATATCTACTACATACTGCGATTCCATGTGACCGAGCATATTCCTTGCTGTATTAAGTGTTCTATCTATTATCTGCTCCATGCCATCCGTCAAAGACAATTGGTCTAATCCGGGCCTTGATGCTTGCTCTCCCAAACCGCCGCTGAATATAGCTGTCATTTCTTTTGTAGATAATTTAGAATACATATTAGATACCCTAAACACGAGGGTGTCTCCTAGTATATCTTCGGATGAAACAATCGAAAAATCAATAATAGACTGTAATCCATAAAAATTATCAAATAATTTAGTTCCTGCAAATGTTCTTTCGGAAATGAGCCACAACATATACGTCGGAAACGCCCTAATCATTCTTCCAGAAATGTCCCTATAAGATGTATCTATCATCATTTTTTCCCAGTGTTCACTGGTCGATTTAGCGTTCTGTTTGTTGTTCATTGTTTCTGGCTTAGAGGTATCTCCAGAAGAAAATGCGTACTGGTATTGAGAAAGGGGAACTGCGCCAGGTACTCCAGTAAGACTTCTTGTTGTTCCCCTGTCTGGAGTTTGTATATCTGTAATTCCTATATAATTTACCGATGCATCTCCCCTTACTGCCACGCCGTCAATTGTTATATAGAATCTTCCATTTACTTTATCGATATAACCAAATTGATATCCATCTGCTGTTTGCATGATGGATGGAATTTTTGAATCATTTGGACTTTCTACGGCAGGGAATATATGAATTATCGCATGAGCGTCTAGTTCATCTGGGTTGACACTTATATATGTATCTTCCACTGCCTTGTAATTTGAATTTTTGTCATCATTGCTTAGGGCTGCCTGTAGTTTTGCAGCGGCTACTGGATCCTTAGAGTAAATATCTCCCAATTTCAATTGACCAGAAACAATCCTAAATACTGAATTGGCAACGTCATTTTGTGGAAAATCGCCCTCCTCTAAGCTGTCCACATAGTCTAACAAAAATCTTTCGTTTGCATCTGTCTTTATTGCCTCAACTATAAAAGAAGCAATTTGTGAGGCGTTTAAATTAAGCGTTGAGTTGGCGTAACGCTTTAATCCCGTTAGGTCATTATTGCTAATGTAATCCTTAAACTTTTGAACGATATTTTCATTTTTGTACTCCGTAGCGCCATATGGTGATGTGACGTTAACTTTGCCAACCAAATCGATGGGCTCTATATCTAGTTTTGCTAATTTTCCCTTATTTGTTGTTATACTATTAACTACATCTTTGTCAAGCATTTCGAATGATCTAAAGTAAAAATCGGGATCTAGACAGCCTACTACTTCTCCATCTTTGTTTCTTAGTTCCAACGGAAAATCTGGGTATGCATTGAATGCCCCCCACAATTGCTTAATTCTCAAAAATGGATTTTTTTTCGTACCAAATTCTTCAATTAACTTTTTCTGCTGATCAGAAGAAAGTTTTTCTCTTTTCTGCTGAAATATATCAAAGTCCACTAATCTTAAAGTAACATCATATACATGCGGAAAATTTGGTATAGTTGAAACATTAAAAGAAAGTGGAAGTACATATTTTATTCCAGACAATGCAGTAATAATATTCTTTATTCCCATAAACCCCATAACTCCAGCAGCATGCTCCAGTCTTGCTAGTCCGTTAATGTGGTCAAATATTTTTCTAAGTTTTATTAATTCCTTTTCACCAAAAACCTTCATTGAAATAGAAATATAACTATCTCCACCCCCAACATGCTGATATGTTGGCTCTTCCAGCATTTGGACCTGTAGCGGAATAATATTATTGCTTAATGAAACTGAAACATCTGTAACAATAGCACTTGATGGATCTATATCAATTCTAATCATTGGAACTTCCCACTCTCTTAGACGGAAGTTGCCACTTCTTTGCCTTGCGGCTTCCATTAAATCCCTAATGGGACCAGCTCTAAAAAACCTTTCATAAATAAGAGCGCTGTATGCCTGACCATATTGTTTCTTAATTTTCTCTCTTTCTTCTTCTATTTTTTTATCGTTCCATCCTGAGCCAGCGTTTCTGATAAGTTTTTGTAGATTTTCATCAACTAATAGATCTAAATATGAAGTTACATTTAGCGCCTTGCTTCTAAAGAATAATTTTATTTGCAATAGTGTTTCATTTTTAAATACAATCGCACCAAATATGTATTGTTGAGATGTTTCTACGTAGGCATTTGAATCATCGGAAAAATCTCTTAGAAAGTTTTTTCTACCAGAATCAAGTGATGGATTTTGTTTTATAAAACTTTCTATCAAAAACGCATATGCTTTTCTTTGGAAGTCTTCTGCGGTGAGTCCAGCGCTGAGAATATCTATGCTATCCAATATCTTTTGTCGAACAGTATATTCAACTATGTTACCAACCGAAGTTGTTACAACAGAGTCTAAAGTTCTTCCATAGCTCTCCGATTCATTTATGTCAATTCCCAAATTATTAAGAAAAGAATTCCAAATTCCTCTTGATACATCATCTAACAATTCCTCTTCTGGACTTCTAAATCCATACAAATCTGGAGTAAAGATTTTTGTTTGTGTTTCCTGAGGAACATAAAAACTTATATTACTTCCGTTTGTCCATTCCCTGATTACATTGGTCGTAAATACATTATTTTTATATCCAAGCAATCCTTCTGAATTGGATTGGCCGTCTTGTTGATTTTGAGCCTCTCTATCCGAAGACCATTCTTTATTTAGTGATTTTTTAACTGGATCACTTACTCCGTCATCTGATTGAACCATCAAAAATTCTTCATTTATATAATTATGAAGTGCGCCAGCGGCTTTACCCATGTACTGCCTAAACTTACCCCAATGAACAGCTTGATTAAAGTCATTAATCATCGGTAAGAATGGTTTATGATTGAAATTATACAATTCCAAACCAACAACGAGAGCAAAGGGATAATTGGGTATTGTGGAAATAGACATGCTGTGTAGGGCAACGCCGGTAATGCCATGTACTGAATTTAAATACTGATTTCTTACGGGTAGAAACGGCGCATACTTAAATGCGGCGACAAGCCCTCTAAGCGAAGAAAGAAACTTATCTATTTTTGCGTCGTTGTCTCCAGCGCCACTAAAGTCGATAGTAAAGTTATCTTTAAGTCTTATCTTTGAAGCTTCATCAATTGATATTCCCCATATTTCTTCATAATTTGGAAAATACAATTGCATTGATATTGTTGTGTGTTTGTAGCCAGCGTTAAACTTAGGGGTATTTTTTTGACGCAGCGCACCTTCGCCCAAACTGCTTACCTTAAATTGAGTTTGTACATCAATATTAATTGGGGGAATATAAAAATTTGAAGCTCCTATACGAAGATGGAATATATCAGGAGCTGCTGGTGGTATGTTTTGCCTAAATGGGAATTCTCTTAATGCCTTTTCAATTCTTTGACCAGTATTTATTAAATCCCAAGCTCCTTCAAAAATGTTAACACCATTTGCTTGACCAAATGATGCCATCAAATCGTTAAGAATCTCCTGGGGATCGTTTAACCTATCTTCAGATCCACCACCCTTTCCATTATTTGAGTAATCTGCAGTAATGGCAAGGGCGTTAAAGAAAAGTATTGCAAGATCGGGAAAATATTTATACACCGATGCTAGCAAAATAGGATCCCTGCTTAGGATCTGTAGAGCCTTACTTAAATTAGTTAACCAAAAGGTGTCCCTAGTCCCGTCAACTGGGTTTGCCGCTGATGCCCTAACAGTTGATACGTTGGCAAATCTTTTTCTAGCGTAAAGATTTATTAAATCTACTTGTGCTGCTAGTTCAAAAAGGCCAGAGGCGTCAATTTTGTCAAAGAGATTTTTCTGATTTTTGTCATCTAGATCTTTTATATCTACCGTTGGTGCTATAATTGCTCTAAACACCTGCATTCTGGGATCTGTATCATTGTTAAGGTTGATAGAAAAATTAGGATCAGTTCTCACCCTAAGTTTCTTCATAAACTCTTGAACAGTTGGAAACGGAGTGCTGTATCCGTATCGAGAGTTAGTCAGAAATTGTTCTAGTGCAGCCAGTCTTTCTGAAGATATGTCAAATGATTCTTTGGTAACTTGGTCTATCGTGGGTTGTTTTACCTTAGTGTAATCAGTAGCGCCAAAGTCGAAATTGGATAATCTATTTTTTATTGCATTGGCAATAACTAAGGCAGACGGGACATTATTTGGTGTAAAAGCTCCATATTCTTCATATACATCTGAATTGTCGGGTTTATACCATTTATCCCATGCATTTTGAAAAACAGGATCAGTTAGAGGTATTTTTGCATTTGTCGGTATGCTGTTGTCAAATCTTCTTAAATATTCTACAATATCTGAATCTGTGGGATTTGTTTTACTTGGACTATGAAGGGTTATTGATTTTCTAACTGCCGCCATTCTGGCGGAAACCCATTCCTCATCGGATGTGTCTGGAATTAATATTTTTTTTGCTGAAGGTATTACTGATTCATTTCTATAAAATTCAGATTTACCTGACGGCTTTACGTATTTTTCATCTCTTGTTAATAAATTGTATAAATACAACCTATACATCTGAATGGTTATTGGATTTCCTGTTGTTCCTCCAGCTCTTGCAATAAATTCATCAAGTTCTATTATATATTCAGTTGCGGTTTCTTTGGTGCCAAATGTTTCTTTTATATACTTAAACGACTCTTGATTCATCGGCATAAATTA